TCCTCTCCCGGCCCCGTGCCTGCCGAAGCCCTGGAGTACTTCCGGGCCAAGGGTCTCAAGCCCGCGTTCAGCTACAAGGATGTCTGGCGCGAGGAACACGCCTCGGCCTTTACCGTGGCCAAGGCGATGGAGGCGGACCTGCTCGGCGAGATCCGCGCCGAGGTGGACCGCGCCCTGGCCGAGGGCCGCACCTTCCGCGACTTCGCGGGTGACCTCGCGCCCCGGCTCCAGGAGCGCGGCTGGTGGGGCGTGCAGGAGATGACCGACCCGCTCACGGGCAAGACCCGCATGGTCCAGCTGGGCAGCCCGCGCCGCCTGAAGATCATCTACCAAACCAACCTGCGCACGGCCCGCGCCGCCGGGCAGTGGGAACGCATCCAGCGCACCCGCAAGTCCATGCCGTATCTGCTCTACCAGCTCGGCCCCAGCCGGGAGCACCGACCGGAGCACGTGGGCTGGCACGGCCTGCTCCTGCCCGTGGACGATTCCTGGTGGGAGACGCACATGCCGCCCAACGGCTGGGGCTGCAAATGCCGCGTGCGCCAGGTCTCCGGGCGCGAGGCCGAGCGCCTGGGCGCGTCGGGCGTGCCCGCGCCGGAACCCATGCAGGAGATCGACCCGGACACGGGCCTGCCCACCGGGCATGTGCAGTCCAGCAGCGTGCCCGTGCGCAGGCAGGCCCCGCCTATCCGGCGGCGGGAGTGGATCAACAAGCGCACCGGCGAGGTGCACCAGGTGCCGGAAGGCATTGACCCCGGCTGGGACTACAATCCCGGCATCGCCGGGCGGCTGCGCTCCTCCCTGGATCAGGTTGCCGACAAGCTGGCCGCCGCCGACCGCTCGGACACGGCGGCCACGGTGCGCAGCCTGGTGCAGGGGCCGCCGTTTGCGACATGGTTGCAGCATCCGAAAGGGGATTTCCCTATCGGCGCGGTACGGGATGAGGACGCGGCCAGCCTGGGCGCAAAGGTCCGGCTCGTGCGGCTCTCGCCGGAAACCCTGGCCAAGCAGCTGCGCCAGCATCCCGATTTGGCGGCCACGGAATACGCCTGGGTCCAGGAGGCCCTGGACCGGGGAGAGCGCATCCGCGACGGGGCCGCGAGCCTGGTCTATGTGCTGGAGGAGGAAGGCTACGTGTCCGTGGTCAAGGCCACGCGCACGGGCAAGGCGCTGTTTTTGACTTCGTTCCGCCGCCTGTCGGGCAACGCGCTCAAGCGGGACATGGAGCTGCAACGGCTGCGGGGCAAAAGCTAAGCCCCGCAGCGCGGACGATACGGGGCTTATGTCGGACGGCTGGCGGGGCCTCCCTCCGGCGAACCGGCAACCCCGCATGGCGCTCCGGCGCTGTGCGCCGTGCTACGGCCGGGAGTATATCACCGTGTCGCAGCCATCCATGTCCTCAATAGCCCGTCCGGCCTGCCTCGTCAACGCCGTGGCGTGATTTTCGCGCGAGAATGCCCCTGGTCGGTCCGGCCATCCCCGGATACCTCATTGTCCGAGTGTCGGGGCGAACGAACGCGACAGGGCGTTTGCGAACGTTTCTGAACACGGTTCCCCGCCGATCCTCCTCCCCGTCGCGCACCGGTTCCCCGCGCCCCGGCCCGCCGCGTTTAGTAACGCCGGTTACAAGACCCGTACCCGCACATCGTTCATGCTGCCCGCATGAACAATCTCATTTCCATAGCGTTGAACGCCGAGCTGGACACGGCTGCGGCAGCTCCCGATTGGATTGAGCTGATTCCTGCCGGGCCTGCGGTGGACGGTCGGGACGGTCGATCTTGGCTGTTTGACCCTGAGGGCGTGGCCTCCGTGCTGCGCGCTTTCACGGAGCGCGGCATGCCCGTGCCCGTGGACTGGGAGCACGCCACGGACGTGCGCGGCTCCCAGGGCCTGGATGCCCCTGCCGCCGGATGGATCACACGTCTGGAAAGCCGCGACGGCGCACTGGTCGGAAACGTGGAATGGACGCCTCGCGCGGCCGAGCAGATCCGGAATCGGGAGTACCGCTACCTCAGCCCGGTGTTCGCCTTTGAAAAGAGTTCGCGTCGGATCCGCGCGTTGGAAAGCGTGGCTCTGACCAATGTCCCGAACCTGCGCCTCACGGCTCTCAATCGCCGGGCGCAAAACCTGGAGGATGATGCAATGTTGTTGAAGGCGCTGTGCAAGCTCCTGGGCCTGCCGGAGACGGCCACCGAGGAGCAGGTCACGCAGGCCGTGACCAAGTTGAACACCGACCTGGCGTCGGCGAAAAACCGGGCCGTGCCCGCCGGGCTGTCCGAGGCCCTGGGCCTGCCCGCCGATGCGGACGCTCCCGCCCTGCTGACCAAAGTGGGCGAGCTGGCCGAACAGGCCAAGGCCGCCAACAAGCCCCAGCCCCGGACCGAACCCGCCGAACTGGACCTGACCCGCTACGTGCCCCGCGCGGACTACGACCAGGCCCAGAACCGGGCGTCCGCCGCCGAAACCCAGCTGGCCGAGATCCGCAAGCAGGCCCTGGACGAGGAGATCGGCAAGGCCGTGAATCGCGCCATTGCCGAAGGCAAGATCGCCCCGGCGTCCAAGGAGTTTTACGTAGCCTCGTGTCGCCGGGAGGGCGGACTGGAAGAGTTCAAGAAGTTCGCCGAGGCCGCGCCCCAGGTCATCAAAGATCCGCAGCTGCCCGCCACGCCCGGAACCGGAAACGGCTCCGGCCTGAGCGACGCTGAGCTGGCCGTGTGCCGCAACATGGGCCTGGACGAAACCGAATTCGCCAAGAGCCTGAAGGAGGAAAAGTAAATGGCCCTGACCGCAGACCGCAACACCCCGGAACGGGACGGCGTCCTGGCCGAATACCCGGTCGCCGCTTCGACCCGCCTGTACGCTGGCGGCATGGCCGCCCTCAACGCATCGGGCTACTGCGTCCCGGCGTCCGCCGACGCGGCCCTGGTCGTCGTGGGCCGGGCCGAGGAAGAAGTGGACAACAGCTCCGGCTCCGACGGTGATCTGGACGCGCTCACCAAGCGCGGCGTGTTCCAGTTCGGCAACAGCTCCGGTTCCGACGAGATCACCCTGGCCGACGTGGGCCGCCCCGCCTACGTGGTGGACGACGCGACCCTGGCCAAGACCTCCAATTCCGGCGTCCGCCCGGTGGCCGGTGAAATCGTGGATGTGGACGCGGGCGGCGTCTGGGTGAAGCTGGGGCATCCCGGTCTGGCCGCCGACCCCGACGCTGCCCGCGCCCTGCTGGGGGCCAACAAGATCCACCTGGCCATCCCTGTGGACAACCTCGCGGGCGGAACCGCCGCCGTCTACCGCTTCGTTGCCCCGGTCGCCGGACAGATCACCAAGCTGACCAGCATCCTGGAGGGCGCGCTCACCGTGGGCGACGCCACCATCACTCCGTCCATCGGGGGTGTAGCCATCACCGGCGGCGCGCTGAGCATCGCCCAGGCCGACTCCGCCGCCGGAGACATCGACACCGCCACGCCGTCCGCTGCCAACACCGTGACCGCCGGACAGGGTGTGGCCCTGACCGTGGGCGGCACCAACACCGCCACCGTCTCGGCCATGGTCATGGTCGAGATCACCTTCTAGGAGGATGCAATGATCATCAACAGCGCCAACCTGGCCGCCCTGTTCACGGGCTTCAAGCTGGTCTTCAACAAGGCCTTCGAGGGCTCGCGCAGCGACTACGAAAAACTGGCCATGGTCGTGCCGAGCACCACCAGCCAGGAGGTCTACGCCTGGCTCGGAATGACCACGCGCTTCCGGGAATGGATCGGTGACCGCGTGATCCAGAACCTGAAGACCCACAACTTCACCATCCGCAACAAGCCTTACGAGGACACGGTGGGCGTCAAGCGCTCCGACATTGAGGACGACCAGTACGGAGTCTACAACCCCCTGGTGGCCCAGCTGGGCCAGGACGCCAAGACCCACCCGGACGAGCTGGTCTTCGCCCTGCTGGCCGCCGGGTTCGCCTCGCCCTGCTACGACGGCCAGTACTTCTTCGACACGGACCACCCCGTCATCGGCGAAAACGGCGCGGTGACCAGCGTGTCCAACATGCAGGCCGGTTCCGCGACCCCATGGTTCCTGTTCGACACCAGCCGCATGATCAAGCCGCTGATCTTCCAGAAGCGCAAGGACTACAAGTTTGCGGCCCTTAACAAGGACACGGATCCGAACGTGTTCATGCGCGACGAATACCTCTTCGGCGTGGATTCCCGCTGCAACGTGGGCTACGGCCTCTGGCAGCTGGCTTTCGGTTCCAAGGCCACCCTCAACGCCACCAACTACGGCCTGGCCCGCGCCGCGCTCATGGGCATGAAGGGCGACAACGGCAAGCCGCTGGGCATCCGGCCCACGCTGCTCGTGGTCCCGCCCACCCTGGAAGCGGCTGCCCTGGAAGTGGTCAAGGCCGAGCGCGGCGCGAGCGGCGCGACCAACGTCTACCGCGACACCGCCGAAGTCCTCGTGACTCCGTGGCTGGCCTAGGAGGAAAGACCATGCCCGTGATCATCACCGCCAAGAAAAACGGTTTCCGCCGCTGCAACGCGGCTCATGCGGCCACGCCCACCACGTACCCGGACGGCCACTGGACGGAAGCGCAGCTGGCGATCCTCCGGGCCGACCCCAACCTGATCGTGGTCGAGACCACGGCCAAGCCCGAAGAGCCCAAGCCCGCGCAGGAATCCGAAGAAAAGGTCAAGGCCGCTCTTCTGCCGTCTGCCGAGGCGACGGCCAAGCCCGAAGAGCCCAAGCCCAAGCCCAAGCCCGACGCCAAAAAGAGCGACGGCAAGCCCGGAGGAGGCAAGTAGGTGGTGGCCTACGCGACCTACGACGATTTGGTTGCGCGGTTCGGCCAGGATCAGATCCTGGTCCTGGCCGACCGCGACGGCGACGGCCAGGCCGACGCGGAGGTGATAGCCCGCGCCCTGGCCGACGCCGACGCCGAGATCGACGTCTATCTCTCGGCCCGCTACCAGCTGCCGCTCGCCGAGCCGCAGCCGTTGCTCACGCGTCTGGCCTGCGACATCGCGGTCTACCGGATGTGCGGGGACGATCCGCACATGGCCACGGATGAGCGGCGCAAACGGTTCGAGGACGCCGTGGCCCTGCTGCGGCGCATCCGCTCCGGCGAGGTGGCCGTCGGCCCGCAGCCTGAACCGCAATCCTCCACCGGCTCCGCGATCCTGATCGCCGGGCCGCGCCATTTCAAGCGGGGTGCGCTGTGAGCGGCGTGGGCCTGAACTTCGACTTGTCCGGCCTGCCGCAGCTGGGCGAGCGCATCGCCCGCCTGGGCCGCGCCGATCGCGGCGCGCTGCTGGACGATCTGGGCGCGGAGGTCGTGTCCCAGACCCAGCGCCGCATCGGCGAGGAGAAGACCGGGCCGGACGGCGAACGCTGGCCCGCCTGGAGCGCGTCCCATGCCCGCACCCGGCACGGCAACCAGAGCCTGCTCGTGGCCAGCGGCGACCTCCTGGATACCATCACCCATGTGGTCAGCGGCGAGCGCGTGGAGATCGGCTCCAATCTGGTCTACGCCGCCGCGCACCAGTTCGGCCTGGACATGAGTGTGGTGTCCTCGCGCCGCCGGGTGACCATCCCGGCCCGGCCCTACCTGGGTTTGTCCGGCGACAACGAAGCGGACCTGGAAGCCATTGCCGATGACTTCGTGCAACGCGCCCTGGAGGAGCTATGAGTCTTTGCGATTTGCGCGAAGCCGTGGTCGCGTCCCTGCGCGCGTCCCTGCCGCAGCTGCGGACCTGCGAGACCCACGGCGGGCGGTTCGATGCCGCCGAGCTGCGGCGTCTGGCCCCGCGCTCCCCTGCGGTGCTCGTGGCCGCCCTGGCCCTGGACGACCTGCGCCGGGAGCACGGCGAATACAAGGCCGAAGTGGCCTGGGCCGTGTTTGTGGTCGCCTCGGACCGTCCGGGACAGCCCCGCGACGCGGCGGCCCTGACCGTTGTGGACGCCCTGGCCCGGACCATCCCGGAGAACCGCTGGGGCCTGGCCGAGTCCGAAACCGTGCCGACTCGCCTCCGCGCCGAGAACCTCTATTCCGGCGACCTGGACAAGTCCGGCGTTGCCATTTGGGCCGTGTCCTGGCGGCAGCGCATGGTTCTCGGCCAGGAGCTGAGCGCCGAGGACTTCGCCGCCCTGGACCGTTTCGCCCTCTGCGACATCAAACACGCGCCCGGTCCGGACGGCTCGCCCGTTGCCGAAGACCTGGTGCAGCTTCCCCAGGAGGAAGAATAATGCCGACCATTTTCGTGATCCCCGCCCAGGGCCGCCAGGTGCGCGACCCGCGCAAGGTGTTCTTCGACCTGCCCTCCGAGGGCCGCGAGGTCCAGGACAGTCCTTACTGGCGTCGCCGCATCAAGGAAGGCGACGTGACCGTCAAGAAAAACCAGCCCGCCCAGGCCAGCCAGGCCAAGCGCACGGCCAAGGAGGAATAGATGATCAGCTTCAACGGCATCCCGGAGACCTTGCGCGTCCCGCTGGTCTACATCGAATTCGACAATTCCCGCGCCGTGCTCGGCACGCCCGCCATCTCACACAAGGTGCTCGTGCTCGGCCAGATGCTGGCCACGGGCAGCGCAACCGCCGCCGCGCCCGTGCGCGTGCTCTCCGCCGACCACGCGGTGCAGCTCTTTGGCCAGGGCTCCATGCTGGCGACCATGTTCAAGGCCTCCAAGGCCGCCGACCGCTACATGGAGACCTGGGCCGTGCCCCTGGCCGACGCCTCCGCCGGAGTCGCCGCCACCGGAACGCTCACCGTGACCGGACCGGCCACGGGCAGCGGCACCCTGAACCTCTACGTCGCCGGGCAGCGAGTGCGCATCGCGGTCATGGCCGCCGACAGCGCCGCCGAAGTGGCCACGGCCCTGGCCGCCGCCATCAACGCGGACGCGGACCTGCCCGTCACCGCCTCGGCAGCCGAAGCCGTGGTCACCCTGACCGCGCGGCACAAGGGCGAGTGCGGCAACGCCGTGGATCTGCGGCTGAACTACTACACCGGCGAAGTCCTGCCCGCCGGACTGGGCGTGAGCATCACGGCCATGCACGACGGCGCGGGCAATCCGGACGTGGCGGACGCCATTGCCGCCCTGGGCGACGAATGGTGGAACACGTTCGTCATGCCTTGGACCGACGCGGCCAACCTGGCCGCCCTGGAGGAGGAACTGGCGGACCGCTGGGGTCCGATGCGTCAGCAGGACGGCATCGCCTACTGCGCCTTCCGGGGCACGCACGCCGAAAGCGGCACCTTCGGCAGCGCCCGCAACAGTCAGCTCGTGTCCTGCATGGCCACGGGCGCGAGTCCCACGCCGCCCTGGGTTTGGGCTGCGGTCTACGGCGTCACCGCCGCAGGCTCGCTCTCCATCGACCCGGCCCGGCCGCTGCAAACCCTGGTGCTCCCCGGCGTGCTGCCCCCGGCCGTGGGCGAGCGCTGGCCCAAGGAAGAACGCAACCTTTTGCTCTACGACGGCATGGCCACCAGCTACGTGGACTCCGGCGGACTGGTGCGCATCGAGCGCGAGGTGACCACCTACCAGACCAACGCCTACGGCCTGACCGATCCCAGTTACCTGGACGTGCAGACCCCGGCCACGCTCGGCTACATCCGCTACGCCACCAGCGCGCGCATCACCCAGAAGTTCCCGCGCTGCAAGCTCGCCGACGACGGCACGCGCTTCGGCCCCGGCCAGGCCATCGTGACCCCGTCCATCATCCGGGCCGAGCTGGTCGCGCTCTTCCGCGAGCTGGAGGAAAAAGGCCTGGTGGAGAACTTCGACCAGTACAAGGCCGACCTGCTCGTGGAGCGCGACGCGGACGACCGCAACCGCGTCAACGTGCTGTCCCCGCCGGACCTGGTCAACCAGTTCCGCGTCCTGGCCGAGCAGATTCAGTTCATTCTCTAACCAAAAAGACCAAGGAGAAACAACCATGCAAGTCACTGGAAAAGCCATCATCCGCGTGGACGGCCAGGAACTGCGCACTCTGGACGGCGCGACCCTCAACCCCGGCGGCGAAAAGCGCGAAGCCGTGGTCGGATCGGGCAAGGTCCACGGCTACAAGGAAGAGACCGTGGCTCCGGAGCTGGAGTGCCAGATTGCGCACACCGCCGACACCTCGCTTACGGATCTGGGCGCGATTGTGGACGCCACCATCACCTTTGACACGGACACGGGCAAACAGTTCCTGCTGCGCGGGGCCTTCACCACGGACGTGCCGAGCCTGAAGACCAAGGAAGGAACCGTGGACCTGAAGTTCTCGGCCATCAGCTGCGAGGAGGTCTGACATGCCCGCCGAAGTGACCGTGACCCTCGTGGACGGCCTGAAGGTCGGCGAGGACGTGCTGAAGGACGCTGTGCTCCGGGAGATCACCGCCGGGGACATCATCGACGCCCAGGAGGAATCCGAAAAGCTCGTGCTCACTCCCGCTGGGCCGCAGCTCGTGCCCAGCCCGTCGCTCACGGGCCTGAACGTGCTGCGCCGCCAGATCGTGCGCATCGGCAATGTGGGCGGCCCGCTGGACCTCAAGATGCTCAAGCGGCTGGCTCCGCATGACCTGAACCTGCTCCAGGCCGAGGCGGACAAGCTCGACCAGGCCGTGGCTGCGGAAGTGTCCAGAAAGACCTTGGACAGCCGGGGGCGAGACAGCGGGATGGGCGGATGAGGTCCGCACGCTCGTCCTGCTCTTGAACCGCCGCACCCGCTGGACCGAAACCGAAATCCTGGCCGCGCCCCTGCGGAGGGTGGTCAAGTACCTGCAAATCTACCGTGAGGCCGAGAAACGATGAGCAACCTGCGCACCTCCGTCACCCTGGACCTGATCGGCAACCTGGAAGCCCGGTCCCAGCGGTACGCCGCCAGCCTGAACAGCATGGCCCAGCGGGGCAGCCGCAGCCTGAACATGCTCAAGGGCGCGGCGGCGAACGTGGGACGCGGGCTGGACGCTTTGGGCAACCGCTACACCGCGCTGCTCTCCGGCGCGGCCGGAGCGGGCACGGCCCGGCAGGTCATTAATCTGCAATCCCGGTTCACCCGCCTGGAGATCCAGGCGGGCGCGACCGAGGAACGCATGGCCGCCCTGCGCGACCGCATCTACGAGGCGGCCCAGGCCCCGGACATCCGCGTGGATCCCGGCGAGATCACTGCGGCCATTGAGGCCATTGTTGAGCGGACCGGTGACCTGGACTTTGCCGAGGCCAACATCCGCAACATAGGTCTGGCCATCCAGGCCACCGGGGCCGCCGGGCAAGACATCGGCGGACTGATGTCCGAGTTTCAAAAACAAGGAATTGATTCTTCTGACGCCGTTCTTGAAGCACTGGCGACGCTGACGGCCCAGGGCAAGATGGGCGCGTTCACGTTGCAAAACCTCGCCGCCCTCGGCCCCCGTGTCGTCACGGCTTACACGGCCATGGGGCGCTCCGGACCCGAAGCCATGCGGGAAATGGGTGCGGCTTTGCAGATGATCATGATGGGCACAGGAGAAGCGGCAAACGCTGCAACCGCGTTTGAAGCGACCTTGCGCACTCTGGCCGACCCCGCCAAGCTCAAAAAGCTGGAGGGAGCAGGCCTCCAGATTTTCGACCCGGAAAAGCTCAAGCAGGGGCAGCGGGTGCTGCGGCCCATCAACGAGCTGATGGCCGAGATCATCCAAAAAACCGGTGGCGACAAGGTCAAGCTCGGCATGATTTTCGATCAGGAATCCGCGCGGGCTTTCAACCAAGCTAACGCCGAATTTATGAAGCGCGGCAGCCTGGACAGCCTGGACAAGTTCTTTGCCGTTCAGGACGATGGCACCGGGCTCATGGCTGATTCCGCCCGTGCTGCCAAAGATGCGGCAGCGGCTTTGACCAGCCTGACCACGGCCTGGGAAAAATTCACATCCAAATTACTGACCGGGCCGATACAAGATGTGGCAAACGCTCTCAACGCTTTGGGAGCGGAGGGCACGGACACGCTCATGTCCACGCTAGCTTACGGCGGAGTGGCTCTGGGCGGTGCGGTCATGTTGCGCAAGGCGTATACGGGTGGGCGCGGGCTGGTGGACATGTTCCGGGGCGGCAAGGGCGGCGGGGCCGGACTTGGCGGCCTGGGCGGCCTGGGCGGCATGAAGCTGCCGCTCCCGGTCTATGTGGTCAATTCCAAGATGTCGCTGATGCCCGGCGAAATGGGCGGCGGTGCGGAGTTCGGCGGCGGGTCCGGAAGGCGGTCGAGCCGCCTGGGACGCGCCCTGTCCAGTCGCGGCGGCAGGCTGGGGCGCGGCCTGGCCCGATCCGGAAAATGGCTGGGCCGGGCGGGTGGCGCTCTGGCTCTGGCCGGGAGCGCCTATGATTTGTACGACACCTGGAGCAACAGCGACGGCAGCACCGCCGACAAGGTGCAGGCCACGGGCGGCGCGGTGGGCGGCGGTTTGGGGGGCTGGGGCGGCGCTGCCGCAGGCGCGGCCCTGGGCACCATGATCCTGCCGGGCATCGGCACGGCTATTGGCGCGGCCCTGGGCGGCCTGGGCGGGTCCGCTGCCGGAGCCTGGCTCGGCGATGCCGTGGGCGGATTGGTCGGGGACTGGTTCAAGGATGACGCCCCAAGCAAGAGCGAGCCGACCAAGGCCGAGGCCAGCCTGGACATCCGCGTGACCGACGAGCGTGTCGCGGTCCGTCAGGTGAAGGCAAACGGCTACGCTTCCGTGGACGTGGACTCCGGCCCGTACATGATGGGGGTGGGGCAGTGAGCTGGCGCGACGAGCTGCGCCAGGCGTCCTTCCGGGGCGTTCCTTTTGAGATCGAGTCGCACGAGCTGACCTCGGGCCGCCGGGTGCAGCTGCACGAATACCCCCTGCGCGACGAGCCCTACGCCGAGGACATGGGCCGCAAGGCCCGCCGCTGCTCCATCGAATGTATCCTGCTCGGCGCGGACTACCTGACCGCCGCCGCGAAGCTGGAAGAGGCGCTGCTGGCCGAGGGGCCGGGCACGCTGGTCCATCCCTGGCTGGGCACGCGCCGCGTGGCCGTGGACGAATACCGCCGCCGCGAGACCACCCGCGAGGGCGGCTACGTCAAATTTTCCATCACCTTTGTGGAGGCCGGGCAGGCCGCCGAACCGGACGCGGCCACGGACACGGCCTGGGTCGTGGATCAACAGGCGGACGCGGCCCAGGCCGCCTGCCTTGCGGACCTGCCCAGAAATTTCAGCGTGGCCGGGCTGTCCGAATGGGTGCGCATATCGGCCCTGGGCCAGCTCCAGACCGTGCTGGACGACATGGAATCTATCGCCGATCTGGCGGCCATGCCCGTTGCCCTGGCCGAAGAAGTCATGTCGGACATGGCGCTCTTCCGCTCCGAGGTGCTCGGCGTGGCCAGCTACGCCCTGGCCCTGCTAGCCGCCCCGGCAACGCTGGCCGGGCGCGTGTCCTCCCTGGTCAGCGGCCTGTCCGGGCTGCTTGATCTTTCCGGCCTGTCCGGCCTGTCCGGCCTAAACCTGCTGTCCGGCTGGGACATCCTCAACCGCTACCGCTCCCTGCGCGGCTACTCGGCCACCGCCGCCGCAGCCCTTGCCGCGCTGCCCGCCACAGCCACGGCCAGCCGGGTGCGCCAGGCGCAAAACAACCTGGCCATCGCCGCCCTGGTGGAGCGCACCGCCCTGGTGGAGTCCGTGCGCGTCTCCTCTCGTCTCTCTTTTGAGACTTACGACCAGGCCGCTGCCCTGCGCACGGAACTGGCCGAAGCTCTTGACGATACCGCCGCCACGGCCAGCGATCCGGTCTACCGCCAGCTCGCGGATCTGCGCGTGGCCCTGGTCCGGGATCTGACAGCGCGCGGCGCGAACCTTGCCCGCCTGACCACCTGGACGCCCGCGACCACGCTGCCTGACCTCGTAGTAGCGCACAAGATTTACGGCGACGCCGGGCGCGCGGCCGAGATCGTGAGCCGCAACCGCATCCGGCGGCCCGGAGCCGTACCGGGCGGCATGCCCCTGGAGGTACGCACCGATGAATAAACCCGATGTGCGGCCCGACGTGCGCCTGCATCTCGCCGGGATGAGCTACGGCGGCTGGAAGAGCATCCATATCAAACGCGGCATGGAGCAGGTGGCGGGCACGTTTGAACTCTCCGTGTCCGAGCGCTGGCCCGGCCAGGACGTGCCCCGGCCCATCCGGCCCGGCGCGGCCTGCACCCTGCGCGTGGACGGGCAGACCGTGATCACGGGCTGGGTGGACGAAGTGGCCGTGAGCTACGACGACCGCGCACACACCGTGTCCGTGTCCGGCCGGGACGCCACCGGGGATCTGGTGGACTGCTCGGCACCGAGTACGCAGTTCGCGCTGTTCACCCTTGCCGAGATCGCGGAACAGCTCTGCCAGCCCTACGGCATCGGCGTCATCAACCGGGCGGAACGCGGATTGCCGTTCCAGCGCATGAAGAACAACGAAGGGGACACCGTCTTCGAGACCCTGGAGGCGGCGGCCCGCTGCCGGGGCGTGCTGCTGCTCTCGGACGGCCAGGGCAACCTGGTCCTTTCCCGCCTGGGCGGCCAGCGCGTGCGCACGCCCCTGGTGCTGGGCGACAACATCCTCTCCATGTCCGCGACGTTCAGCGACCGCGACCGCTATTCCGAATACGTGGTCAAGGGGCAGACCGTGGGCACGGACGAATGGTCCGGCGAGTCCGCCGCTCAGCCCGCTGGCCGCGCCGTGGACAAAGCGATCACGCGCCACCGCCCCCTGACCGTGCTGGCCGAGGAACAGGCCGACGGAGCCACGGCCCAGGAGCGCGCCGAATGGGAGCGCAACGTCCGCTTCGGGCGCGGCCGGTCCATGTCCGTTACCGTGCTCGGCTGGACCCACGCGGACGGGCTCTGGACGCCGAACCGCCTGGTGCGCCTGCGCGATTCCTGGCTGGGCATGGACCGGGATCTGCTCATCTCCGAGGTGGGCCTCGTGCTGGACGAGCAGGGACTGCGCAGCGAGCTGAAGCTCTGCCCGCCGGAGACGTTCGAGCGCCTGCCTCTGCCGGAACCCGGCAACGGCGACGAAGGGGGTTGGACGTGATCCGCACCCTGCAAAAGCTGCTGGCCCCGCTGCGTCGCCGCTTGTCCCTGATCGTGACCCGCGCCGTGCTGACCCTGGTGGACGACGCCCGCCTGCTTCAGGAAGTCCAGGTCAAGCTCCTTGCGGACGAGGTCATGGACGGGGTCGAGCGCTTCCAGGAATACGGCTTCACGTCCGTGCCCCATGCCGGGGCCGAGGGCGTGGCCCTGTCCGTGGGCGGGCAGCGCTCCAACACCGTGGTCATCGCCGTGGACGACCGCCGCTACAGGCTCAAAGGGCTGCAAAACGGCGAGGTCGCGCTCTACACGGACGAGGACCAAACTGAGGCCGGGCATCGTCTGGTGCTCCGGCGCGGCGGCGTCATTGAGGCGCATTGCGCCCATCTGAAGCTGCACGCGCGCCAGTCCCGCACCACGGACGTGCACGGCTACGGCGAAAAGCTCACCTATCTGGGCGGCGCGGCCTGGCACCAGGACACCTACCACGACGGAGCCACCGTGACCGCCACGGAGCACGGCATCCAGCCGCCTGAAATTGGGGTGGAATAGATGGACGCAAAACTGATCTGGAAGGAGCTGGGCGCGGACCTGGCCCTGGAAAACCTCGACCTGGTGCGCGACAGCGGTTTGCAAACCGCCGTGGTCCTCTCCCTGTTCATCGACCGCCGGGCCGAGGAGGACGACGCGCTGCCGGACAACACCGGCGATCGCCGGGGCTGGTGGGCGGACGCCTATCCCGCCGCCCTGGGCGACAAATACGGTTCCCGGCTCTGGCTGCTCTCCCGCGAAAAGCAGCTCTCGTCCGTGCTGGTCCGGGCGCGTGAGTATGCGGAGGAGGCCCTGGCCTGGCTGGTGGAGGACGGCGTGGCCCTGGCCGTGCGCGTCAGCGCCGAGGTGGTCCGGCAGGGCGTGCTCGGCCTGGCCGTGGAGATTGAGCGGCCCGACGCCTCGAAACTGCAATACCGTTTCAATTTTCTTTGGGAGGCCATGAATGAGCTTTGATCGTCCTGATCTGGCCACGCTGCTGGACCGCGCCCGGACCGACATCGAATCGCGCCTGGAAGGAGCCGACGCAGGCCTGCGCCGCTCCGTGCTGGGCGTGCTGGCAACCATGCACGCGGGCGCGGCCCACGGCCTGTACGGCTACCTGGACTATTTGTCCGCGCAGCTCATGCCGGACACCGCCGAGGTCGAATACCTGGACCGCTGGGCAGGCATCTGGAAGATCGCACGCACCCCGGCGGCCAAGGCGACGGGCACGGCCCTGTGCAGCGGCACGTCCGGGGCAGTGCTCCCGGCGGGCGCGCTGCTGCGCCGGGCCGACGCCGTGGAATACGAAGTCACCGTGGAGACCGCCCTGGCGGACGGCGCGGCCAGCGTGCCCATCCGGGCCAGGGTTTCGGGCGCGTCCGGCAATGCCGACGCGGGCGCGAAGCTCTCCCTGGCCTCGCCCGTGCCCGGCGTCCAGTCCGTGGCCGTGGTGGAAGCGTGCTCCGGAGGCGCGGACGCCGAGACCGACGCATCCCTGCGCGCGCGGCTCCTCGCCCGCATCCGGCAGGCCCCGCACGGCGGCGCGGATTTCGACTACGCAGCCTGGGCGCTGGCCGTGCCCGGCGTGACCCGCGTCTGGGTCTCCCCGTTGGAGCTGGGCGCGGGCACGGTCACCGTGCGCATCATGACCGACGAGACCACGGACGACGGCATCCCCACGGGGGAAAGCGTGGCCCTGGTCCAGGCGGCCCTGGACGCGGCCCGGCCCGTGACCGCCGATTTGACCGTGGCCGCACCGACCCCCGCGCCCCTGAACCCGCAGATTGCACTGTCCCCGGACACCAGCGCGGTGCGCGCCGCCGTGCAGGCCGAGCTGCTCGACCTCCTCCGCCGGGAAGCCCGGCCAGGCGGCACAATCCTGGTCAGCCATCTGCGCGAGGCCGTGAGTATCGCCGCCGGGGAAAACGACCACGTGCTGGTCAGCCCGGCTGCGGACGTGGCCCACGCCACAGGCGAAATCGCCACGCTCGGCGCGATCTCCTGGGGGGCGCTCTAGATGTCCCTCAACGCGGAAGCCTACCGCGACCAGCTGCTGGCGCTCAGCCCTCCGGGCCAGGCTTTGCCCCTGGACACGGAGAGCGCCTGGGCCTCGCTGCTCCTGGCCCTGGCCGCCGAGCTGGCCCGCGTGGACGAGCGCGGCGACGATCTGCAGGACGAGGCGGACCCGCGCAGCGCCCTGGAAATGCTGCCCGACTACGAGCGGGTCTGCGGCCTGCCGGACGCCTGCACGGGCAGCGCCACCACGATTCAGGAGCGCCGCGCCCGCGTGACTGCGGCGCTGACCTCCCTGGGCGGCCAGAGCCGCGCCTATTTCCAGGCCCAGGCCGAGGCCCTGGGCTACGACGTGACCATTGAGGAGTTCCGGCCCTTCATCGCGGGCTGGAGCCGATGCGGCGACGCGCTTTCCGGAGCGTCTGCGGTGCGCCACTACTGGCGGGTGCGCGTGCACGGCCCCCGCGTGACCCTGTTCCGGGGCGGGGCCTCGGCCTGCGGCGACCGCCTGGGGGCCATCGCCCAGGCCCAGGATCTGGAATGCCTGCTGCAACGCCTGAAACCGGCACACACCGTGCTGATCTTCGCATACGAGGAGGTATAATATAATGAAGTATGTCCCCCCCATCGGCGGAGCCGAGGGCGATTCCTACGTGGACGCCAACCCGGCGTCCGGCGTCCAGGGCTCGCCCGTTCCTGCGGCCGCCATCGAACACGCCATGCGCGAGGTGGTGGAAGTCATCACCGCCGCCGGGCTGACCCCGGACGAGGAAGACCTGACCCAGCTCAGGCAGGCCATCGCGGCCATGATCGCGGCGGGCGTTCCGGACCTGTCCGCGCTGCTCGCGCACCTCTCGGACACCAGCGACCCGCACGGGACCATCGCTGCGCTGCTGGCGGCGGCCAACGTTTGGAGCGCTGCCCAGCGCTACGCCCCCGGCGACCTGGCTATCGCCTCCGGGGCCGTGGCCTGGGACGCGGCTGCCGCGCCCGTGGCCATGCTGACCCTGACCGAGGACGTGACCGCGATCACGCTGACGGGTGAACAGCCCGGCTGCTCCTACGAGCTGACCATCCTGCAGGACGCCACGGGCGGCCATAGCGTGACCTGGCCGAGCGCCTGGCG